TAACTCCATGAAAATATAAAGGCGAAACTGCACTTCGATATTTACTTTGAGATACCCGTTATGCATCTCAACGAGCTCAATTACATCCTCGATCACTTGCTTTTGTGTGACCGGGTCTATCTTAATCTCGCCGGCTGTGGCTAAATTTTGCATGATCTTCCATTGCTTCCCAAGTTCTGAGCCTTTGTCGAAGAATTTATATGTGCCTGGCAAGATCACTGTTTGCGGATCGGCAGGTTCATGATGCGTAGTGGAGGGATCAAAGGGATGTCTTTGAATTACACGGTAGGTCGCTACACGCTGGCGCGTTACCGGTGGCATCACGAGTTCCGATAACCCCATGTCAAGCGCGCGTTTTTGTTTTTCCTTTCGCCCCCATGAATTTACAATCCTAGATGCCGACGGCTGCTTTTCTCTTGTATCGAACATAAAATATTTTGTATTAAAGTGAGTGATGTAAAATTTTTTATTCTTATCCGCTAAAAAATGGCGGGGTGTTACTCCCACCAATTTTTTATTGAAAAATATTTAGGCTATGGCCTTAGTCAACCGGTTTCCCAAGGATGAACTTGCTTGCGCCAACCACCTGCATGCCCATGTGGCAATACATATGGATACGCCTTACAACGCGGCCATCCGTTGCGCCCGAGCGGGCGTTGCCACCAGTTTCCCAAATCTTGTAGTGACCGCGAGCACCTGGGCCGACAGCTTTCTTATACAAGATCGTGAAGGCATCCCGAGGCACATTCGTTTTTGCGTCTTGGGTTTTATCCATTGGCGCAATCACAAAATACCGAGGATACTTGAATCCAGGGGCCCCTGCGAATTTCGGGTGATTCAGGATGCGAAGGCGCTTAAGGTTGAATTCAAGTCCTCCGGTTTTTACTTGGCTTACACCAAGATCAACTGCCTTGCGGTCATAGACCATTGAGCCGTTGATACCGAGTGTCGAAACCACATCCTCGGCGGTAAACATAAAGTCGTCACCGACATGCATCAGTACGCGCTCACCTTGTTGCTGCGCCCTGCGATACCGTGCGATCTGGCGGAACAATGCCACCGACGGCGTGGTGTCGTAATACATGGGCTGGGCGTTGATATCCAAGTTTTGGATGTATCCCTGCGTGGTGTAAACCGAGGTTTCTTCACCAGTTTCAGGGTCGATGTTGGTAAGGTTACCATCATCTTTATTTTGCAGGAACAAGCCGTTGTCGATCGCGGCTGCGTACCGGATCTCCGTATCATTAATACCTTTTATGTATGTAAAATTGATATTTTGACCCCTCCAGTTGAATGGATAGGTTTCGTTTTGCTCTTGGAAGTCCGTCACAATGTACTTATCGGTGAAGGTTTGCAGCCAGCTGGTGTACGACTTGGCCGTAGGCACAATGCCGGTTTGCTGCCCTACCGTTGCCTCTTCCCATGAGTTGGTGTGCACGATGAACTTGTCCCCGCCGTAGGTAGACCCTACCAGGGTAATCGTGCTGGCCAGTGATGCCATGGTCGATTGCAGTTTTTGCAGGAACAATTTATGTGCTCCGTCAACGCTGGTATCCTTAGCGGCAATACGCCATTCACTGTTATTGTTGAACAGAATATGTTGTCCTTGGCGTGGATACGAGTACTTCAGTGCTTTTGGCCCGGTTTGCGGGCTGTGGCTTTCTGCGGCCAGGATGATGTAATTGTATCCATCATAGGTACCGCCTGACTGAACACCGTAAACTTCGTCTACGGTAGTTGAAGAGTTCACTACCGGCACGTCGAAACGGCTGTTTGCTTCATGGTGGAAGATTTCCTCTCCTTTTACCTCTTTCATGAGGCCCATTTTCATCATATCGCCGAAGTCGGATTCAACTGGGTTGACATCAAAAAGTTTCTGACCAACCTGTGGTTTGAGCCAAAAACTGAAATTTGAGATTAGCGGATAGTCTTCCGTCGCCGCAATCGCATAATCGTTATAGGTATTGTTTTCCGTTGCCATTTTTTAAAGTCAGTTAATGTTGATAAACACGCGTCTGTTTTGCGCGCTCTGCTTTTTTCTTTCGGATCATCATTTCCTGTTGTTTCTCCTCGCTCATACCTGCGACCCCATCAATGGCCGTCTTGGCATCGCGGGTGGGTTTCTTTTGAGCGATTTGATCAGCGCGCTTGATGTCGGCTTGACTCATGGCATGCGCATACATTTTCGCCATCATATCTTCTCCGAACAAAAGATATGCAACAGCGATCGTGTTTTTTTCCTCGTTAAAATCACCAATAATCTTTCCTTTGTCGTCGTAGGATTTTGGATTGCTTACCCATCCCTTAACGCCATCTCTGATCGCTTTCAATTGATCTTTGGAGAATTTAATCGTGAAATTGTCTTTTTTGTCCTCAGTCGGCGCGTAAGTGACACTTTCAAATTTGTTGAGATACGCATCAACTTTCGAGACGTGTTGATTTATACTCTGCTGGATAACGGGGTTTTCTGTTGGCTCAGGCTTGACCTCCTTGGCCTTACCTTTGAGTTCCTGTTGTTTTTTTGAGAGAAATTCCCGTGCCTTAGAGACGGCGACTTTTTCGTCGATTTTGCGGTCAGCGAGTTCTTCTTCGTAGGCTTCTTTGGTTTCGAAGTCGTCTTCCTTGACCACGTATTTCTTATTATAGTCGCGATTGAATTTGCGAAGTGATTCTTCCCGGGTAAGTTCCGGGTGCTCGATGATAAATTTTTCCTCCAAGAGAATCCTTGGATTGGCTTTTTCGATATCCATGGTGACTATTTTGGCAAGCGTTTCCGCGCCTTCACCTATGTTGGTGATATCGTATTCCTTTAAAAATTCAAAGGCTTTTTCTTCCTGAGGGGTGGCAAATTTAGGCTTGTCGGCAGATGCCTTCAAGGTTTCATGCTCTGCTTTTAAGGCTTCAAAATCGCTGTTTAGCTTTACAAAGCTCTCAATTTTAGCATCCAGTTCCTCCTCGGAATTGACGCCCAATGATTCAGCGTATTTTTCTTTGATGAAGTCATCGACACCAACCTGTTCAACCTCATCGTCCTTCGGTTCTTCAGGCTCATCGTCTTTCAGTTCTTCAGGCTCATCGTCCTTCGGCTCCTCTGGTTCGTCGTCTTTCGGTTCCTCTGGTTCGTCGTCTTTCGGTTCCTCGGGCTCATCATCCTCATTCGGCTCTGGTTCATCAGCGTCAGTGGGTTGATCTTTCGGTTCGTCTTTCGGTTCCGGTTTGACGTCCACAATCTCCATTGTGTCCAGGTCAAGTTGTTTTCCTTCAGGTAGTGCCATGCAACAAATCTAATTCACATTTTTATCAAAAGCAATTGTGTACTCGTTTGAGCGATTTTTCTAGTCCTATAACAAAAAACCCCGATATAAAATACCGGGGCCAATTACCATGGAAAACTTAAGCTGCAATCAACAACCACGGAGATGCAGAGCGAAATACTCGAATCAAAGATAAAAAAAATTATTTACTTTTTGCCGATTCGGGCTTTTGCGCCTCAATAAGGTCAACCTTAACCTTTTCGGCTTTTACGCGCACATCCGCGGCTTTTGCTGCAGCGATCTCTTTTTCCGGAACATTTCTGACCGCCTGCTTAATGATATCGTCGCTGGATTTTTGCTTCGAGATAACCTTCTTATTGCGCTCCGTGATGCTCGTTTTGAGGTATTCACCCTGTTGTTTGATTGCCTGTTCTTGCGTACGAATCTTACCTTCGAGCACCAGGAGTTCTGCGTCAATCTTCCCTTGCTCTCTGATTTTAGTGATTTCCCGCTCGAGTGCTGCCTGATCGGTTTGTGCCTGCGCATCCATTTGCATTTGCGTGTTGGCAATAGCCTCCTCCCGAACCTTACGCTGGTAGATTCCTTCACGAATAGCAAGCATCTGTCTCGCTTGTTTCATGTTATCGATCTCTCGGACATATGCACTGTCGGCGGCAGAAATACGCCCCTCCTTGAGTGCAATCGAGATATCATTATACCACAATGCCCACTCTTCCGGAGTCGGTTTCCGTGAAAGGAACATCCCATACTCACAATAGGCAAGATCTTTTGGGGCTTGGTAGAATCCAGTGTTTACCTTACCAAGTGCTGGAATAAATCCCTCAATCACGTAGCCGTCAGCAAGAGATTGTTGTCCAAGCAATAACATTTGGTGTGTTGCTTTTTTGCAGATGTATTCATGCCCGTTGAACATATACTCCATGTCCAAATCTGCGGTTTGCTGCGACATTTCTGCGTTTTTAACCGCCAGGCGATCCGGGACATTCATACTTTCAATGGCAGACTGGCCGGTCATATTCTCCAACATTTGAATGCCTGTGGAGAATGCGGTGAAGTAATCTGATAGCTGGAGTCCACCTGCATCCATCTCAATGGCGCGCCCTATTTTTTGATCATGCCGGTTGACCTGTCCGCGCTTGATCAAAATATTCTTCTTGAAGAGGAATTTTACAACATCCCGTGGGGTCCAAGTTTTTCCACCGGTTCCCATCGAAATGTCCTCCAGTTGATTGAAATCAATCTCCATTACACCCATTCGGCCCTCCGCCAGGATTTGTTTGATTTTGTTCCATGCGGTATTGATCATGAATAACGGCTCGACCATCTGTGCAAGGAAACTCACCGTCCTTCCCTCCTTGTAATTAATAGCGAAAGTCTTAATAGGAAGCGTCGCGTCGACAAGGTTCTGGCGTGGATAATTTTTTCGCCCATAATCGTATACGCAATTACTATCGATTATCCAGGTACCACCATAGACGGAAGTGTATTGATTTTTGACAATTCTACTGTCACCGTTTTGCTTGAATCGATCGCGCACCTCCGCTGGCGGAGAGTAATTGAAAGCCTTTTCGACAAGGATTTTGTCCCCAAACTGATTTTTTTTCTGGACATACATCCTGGTGTCTTCACTTCGGAAATAAAAACGCAAGACGGGGATGTATCCAAGCCCGTCGAAATTCTCCACCCGATTGTAATCTACCACATCGCCAATCGGCCCGTTATTAGAATGCGCTTTGACAATTTCCATTTGCGCATCGGGGGACATTTGCGAGGCCGTCTCCTTGATAAACTGGTTTACTGAGATAAAATCGTAGAAACCGGCATATTCCTGATCTTCAAAGTCATCGTTGTCAACATAGGATCCGACCCACCATTTCGGGTTAATCCTCCGCACGCGCGGGATGCCGTTAGGATCATGGTAGGTGTACAAGTGGCCACGGCCAATGACAGCCAGGTCCCAATCAACTTCACGTACCTTTTGGCTGAAATTATTGATGGAATGCAGTAATTG